TGGTTTGTCATTATCAAATTTCATATACTCATTTCCTTAAACATTGTTATTATATATTGTGCGATCATCGCCACGTGTATTATAAAAATACTTTATACGTCGTACACCATCGTGGTCAGTTGTCCAGTTATTAGAGAACTTTTCTTGGCATGGTCGTAAGTTTTGACGTATAGTATCAAAAGGTACGACAGCTCGCCAACGAACATCAAAAGTATTTGTATCTAGTTTATTATAACATCCAAAGATGATAATGTCAACACATTTTGGGTACATTCTGCGATTTCTTACTAATTTATTTGCCATATAGTTTGGTATGGTCAACCATTTCTTTTCCATCGATGTTGGTAATTTTCCAGGATCTTGTGAGTTTTTAACCTCAGCTATCCAATCACACCATTTAACATCCCAGTTATGAGTTTCAGGTTTAGTGTAATCAAATTCAGCAGGGTTCATAATAGCACCTTGACGAGCCAAAGCAAACTCTAATATAACACCAGAATATGTATGTGCCAAGACGGTTGAATAACTTCTTCCACGTCGACGGTGTGGACACTCGAACATTTCTCGTGCCATAGTTTGAATGTGAAACTCCTCACCCTCGGTTAATTCGAGGATAAGGGGTTCTGGGAGTTTTAGCGGGGTTTGTAAAGAGTCAGACATTGTTATAATGTTTCTTCCAAGTTGAACCTATGGTACCATAACCTGAACCAGACATATATACTTGCCACATAATGCGTGATACCTCACGTGAATTTTTGGCTTTATCTAAATCGTAAATAAGTCTGTTATGTACGACCTTTTTTGTTTTCTTTACATCGATAAGAGAGTTGGCTGCTTCTCGAGCCGCAGACAATTCCATCTTATCTAATTTTTGAAGTATTTCTAAATCCATTATCTATCCCATACATTATTATAACGATTGCGAATATATACATACACATCAGCATGAGTAGCTAATGGAAGAGGCAAACCTTGGTTATACATACGACCATTATGACCTCTTGGTCCACGACCTTGAAGCTTTACATATCTTTGTTTGTCATCAGGGAATGCTGTATTGTTGAGTTTAACGACGGTTCTAAGCCCATCTACGGCCGCTTGATCCTCAGCGATAGGTTTACCTTCAACCATTCTAACTGTAAACTGGTATGATGTTGAATTTCTGTTTTTTGTAGTATATGTTGTCATAATATAGTTTCCTTATTTGTTGATTCTAATATAACCGATTCGACATCAAATGTCAATAGTTAATTTCATATTAGATCAACTTTTTTCTTAAATACCAGTTCAGCTTCACTCCAAGATGCGAATGAATTACTTGATAATCCATCCAAGTCTTTTATATCTTTAACGTAGTTTTGACCATTGGCATATACCATTTCGCCATACATATATGAATTTTTATTAAAGCCTTCATCATCTTCGTATAATTCGTTTACACAAACATAACCTTTGTACTGACAAATAAATTCATCAAAACTGGTAAGTGTTCTTATATTATCTACATGATTACCTGTTTCGCTACCAACGGTGCTACACATGGCAAGTGCGTCTTCTACTCGCGAAGCAATTCCGACAGTTTGTGACGGGAATGTATTTGTTTTAACTGTAAACATATTATACTCTTTCAAATTCTTCTACTTCACGACCTTCTGCGAATAACATTAATTCAACCGCCAATTCACGAGCTTGCTCACGAGTCAAATCTATATGGTTAAAAAAGCCATTTGTTGTAGTAGGCTTTTCCCAACCACGAGGTTTTTTCTGAGTTATTTGAACGCACTGTTTGCGATCTTGTCCACCCCAAAAACGAGTTTGGTTCAATTCAGTAGTTGAAGATAAGTTTGGTACGTTTCGTAAATCTGTTGACATTTGATGATTCCTTTTTTATATTTGTTAATACTAATATAACCGATTCTATATCAAATGTCAATAGCTAATTTGATTTAATTTCAAATTAATCGTAACCAAGTTGAGCTACGGATTCCATTTCTTCTGCAAGGATTTCTTGTTCACGTATTTTATATGCTTCTTCAAAACCTATATCAGCATATTGGGATCTTTCGTGGTTTCCCCATAGTCTTTTAAAATAACTATCATAAAGGTATTCAACTACTGAGTCAGGTTCTGACTTTGTAATCAGTTGACCTTTGACCATCCAATTCAAACGGTTGGCTTCTTTACGCACTTCTGGTGAGCACATGGTGGGACCTCCTATATAAACATTGTAATATTATTTATTGTTTTGAGGTACTGGAAAACCTCTATGTTAGCGGTAACGATAAAATTTATTTTAAGTTTCGCCTATCCACAAATTAATAGTTACTAAGTTTTTGTCTCTTTTACTTATTGCATAATCTATATTAAGATCAGATAGTGCTTTTCTTAATGCAACTAATTTAGCGGGTTCATGTGGCTTTATCCAAGTTTTTGATGGCTCATCATCCATTATAAAGCTTTCTCTAAATCACCGTGGTTACCTTCATGGCTTGGAGCTACCCAACCCTCTGGTTTAATTAAATCAGGAAGCCCAAAAGGGTTGGGCCGGCCTTCTTTAACACCTACGTCTTTAGCAGCGTTTGCTTCATAAACTTTATTCCAAGCCATATTTGCATCAACACCAAATACGTCGAGAGTACCTAAAGCGAATACACACATATCAATTAGACCATCAACGATTTCTTCAGGATCTTTGGCTTCAATAGCATCCATCGTTTCGTCTAGTTCCTCTTTACACATTGATAATCGAAACTTTAGGTATTTTTCCATTAAGTCTTTATTATCTTTGTTGGCTTCAAACCATTCACGTACACCAAACTTGTTATGCATCATGTACATATCATTGGAAAAGTCACTCATATTTCAATCCTTTATTAGTTGTTGATTTGATACTATCACATTATTACTCATATGTCAATCAATATTTAAATTAGATAAGTATTCTATTTCGTCTTTAAGTTTAAGCTTTTTAACCTTAGCAGCTTTAACATGTTTGTCTGGTGCCTTTTCAGCTTCCAATGCTTCGACCACTTTATGTTGTCTAGCGTGTTCATTGGTAATCAGGTTCAGTCTGTATTCTATGTCTTCAGCAGTTTTCATTGTATTCTCCCTTATACAAAAAAGTTATCAATAGTGTTTACCTTTTCCGTTGTCCAACCAACCGCATCAAGGATTGCTTCTAATGGAGTCAGGAATACTTTCTCAAATTGTTTTTCATAATCAATGTACTTGGCCAATTCCATTTCAGGCGGCAATACACCTGGGAAAGAAATAATGTTTTCTTTAATTGGATTTGGAGTTTTAAGGTAAACGAACTTGATTTTGTCGCCACCATTAATTTCGTTATATCGTTTTTGAAGTTTGGCTTGTTTCATATAATGATTATATAAAATAGCACCACGTACGTGCATAGGACAACCTTTCTTGTAAAGGGATCCACTCTCGCGATACTTATCAATGTTATCAGTACCAGAGTTTTTAGCAACATCTTCTGGCGCGAGTTGAAAGAACTTATCTTTAAAGTCTGCAATAAACTTTTGTGTGGCTTCTTCACCATCATTCATAATAACCTTGAACGATTTCTTTAACTCTTCACGGCATACCTCTGGTGTTGATGAACGAACTGATTCCAAACCAGTTACAGATACTTTTGGCTCATCATAGTGAACACCTTCGGAATTGAGAGTATTCATAATGTAACGCTTCTTAGCAATGAATACAGATTTATCAGTAATCTTTTCTCGTTTCATACCCATCGCTTGACGATAAGCACCCATCTTTTTAGCGAGTTCTTCGTAACCAGCTTCGAGTACTGGTTCAATTTTCATTTGGCAAACTTTGTCAAGGAACTCTTCGCCTTTCTTGCGGTCAACATCAACAGTACCAAAAGCATTTTCAACAATAGGCGCCATATCAACATAGATTGAATCAGTATCAATATATACGATATAGTCTTTATCGGTTTTCAATATTCTGTTGAGGTAATCGTTTACAGATTTTTGAGCCCATCGGATTGACAACTGGCCTGATGTAGTAATCGCTTCAGCCATATCGTTAATATAATATAAGAAGTAAATATTAGCAGTGGCACCATATAGCGAGTTCATAGCAATTTTGATAGCCATTTGAGAATTGTGTAATTGGTTTGCTTCACGTTTCAATCGTTTGATTTCACTTGGTTCAGTCGCATCCTCAAGTTGTTGCTCAACCTTCAACATATTCTTTTTAATTACAGTACGATTACCATAGTACTCATCAATAATAGATGGAATGATACCTTTGAACTCATTAGTAAAACAGGCACCATTGGCTGCGACTGACATTTTCTTATGTTCAGATTGATACGTACCTTTTAATACCATGTCTTGGTTTACAAAATCTCGTTCTTCAGATAAGTAAGTTTCAGGTGACATATTATATTGTAACATGAGGTGTGGATACAGAGAGTTCAAATCAAATGATACAATCCAAGGATGCATACCAACTTTTGGATCTTTAACATAACCACCAACAAGGTCGCCAGCACGTTGTCCAGGTCCACCTTTAATTGGTGGTACACGACCATCAAGTATTAGTTTACGATATAAGGTTGTTTCCCAAATACCAACTGTACCAAATGCATCATTATAGTTTACACCACCGCCATATGCGACAGTCATAACCAACTGAAGTAGTGATGTTTCATCCTCAAATCTTTGAATTAACCATGTATCTTTAAGGTTATAGTCCAAATATAATTGAGGGTTTTGTTCGTATAATGCATTAAGGTTACCATACTCAGAGTAATCTAATTTCTTTTCACCAAGTACAACATATGCAATGTGGTCAAGTTTCCAAGACTCTTGTGGTCCATACTTATAACCAAACTTTTTAAAGCAGTCCATATAATCAACAACGGCCATACCACCAATTTGATATGTGTTTTGCATTTTACCATAGAACTCTCGACCAGTTTGACGTATGTTACGCCAAGGAGATAAGTCTTTAATCCAATCTTCACCAAATAAGTTTTTCATACGTGTAATAATATATTGAATGTCGAAGTACTCTACATTCCAGCCTGTAACAATGTCAGGATAATCATTAATCCATAATTCTTTAAAGCGTTTGAGTAACGCATGTTCGGTATCAAACTTCATAAAGTGAATGTTGTCTGGATCAATATCAAGTAGAGTTTTAGATTTATCATAATCTTTACGACCAAGCAAATGGTAATCAGAAGACTTTGAAGATTTATAAGCGATAGATGTAATTTCTTTATCAGCGAAATCAACGTCAGGATAACCATCCGCGATGTCAACCTCAATATCAAATGATACGATATTGATTTTAGTTGGATCAAACTTTATGTTATTTGGATATTCTTCTTGGATAAACTGTGCAACATAATTTGAACTACCAGCGATAGTCATGCCATGTACATCTTTGTAACGTTCGATAAATTCTTTGGCATGTCTCATGCTATCTTGTGGCATTGGCATTAAAGGTATGTCACCTTGTAACGAGCGAAAGTTACTTGGTTCATTGTTTGGAGTATTACAATATAGTGTAGGCTCAAAATGAACTTTTTTAGAAAATCGTTTACCGTTGGCATCGTAACCACGCCAGAGAATGTTTTGGCCGAAACGCTCGACAGACGTATAAAATTTAGACATGTGTATCCTTAAACATAATATAAAATAATATTATCACAATTTGGTAATATTGTCAACCCTTTTGTTTCCAAGAATCCATCTCGGTAATAATTTCATCACCCTCTTTATCGTTGGCAATTCCAAGCGCCATAGCTTGAATATCATCAATAAGGTTTTGGCATACTACCTTATCGTATTCCTTATAAGATATTTCAGAAAACTCGTTACGAACTCGGTGTAACAAGATTGCTTTTTCTTTCATCACCTCTATTCTTTTGATTAAATCTTCTATACTATGACGCATTAGCAACTCCTATGCTGTTATCTCGCTAAAGTTCCTTATCTTTTGGAAGCGAATATGATTATCAAATTTATCACCAAACTGGTGACCACGGTGTGAGATAACAAAGATGTTATCGTCTGCATTAAGATTATGTAAGGTATCAATTAAACTTTCAATACCAACACCATCAAGTGCTCCATCTAAAGTTTCGTCAAGCAATAACAAGTTAGTTGATACTGAGTTACGAAGTTTGGCAACTGAACGCCAAGCCAACATA